GCCATAAAATTGCATGTCGTTCGGACCGGACGCCGGAGATTGAAAGCAGGCCGCCCGATGGAAACCCGAATCGACCAGAAAACCCGGCTCGACAAGGCGCAGCGGAACAAGCAGCACTACGAGCGTGAGAAGGAACGATCGACCGAGCGAGGCCGCGAGCGAAGATCCGCCGGCCGCGACATCGGCCCGCCGCCGGCAGTCGTCGATCCGGCTCGCCGTGACTCATGCCGGGTCGACTTCCGGCTGTTCTGCGAGACGTACGCCGCCGAGTCGTTCCCGCTGGCGTGGTCGCCCGACCACCTGACCGCCATCGGCAAGATCGAGGCGGCGGTCCTTCGCGGCGAGCTGTTCGCGTTCGCCATGCCCCGCGGCTCCGGCAAGACCACGCTCTGCGAGTGGGCGTGCCTGTGGGCACTGCTCAACGGCCACCGGCAATTCATCGTGTTGATCGGCTCGGATCAGGCGATCGCCGAGCAGATGCTCGACTCGATCAAGAGCCACCTCGAGCAGAACGACTTCCTCGCGGCCGACTACCCGGAGGCCACGTACCCGATCCGCGCCCTCGAAGGGATCAACGCCCGCGCCCGTGGTCAGACGATCGACGGGACGCCGACCAAGATCGAGTGGACCGCCGATCAGATCACACTCGCCACCGTCCCCGGCGGGGCGTCCTCGGGTGCCGCGGTCCGCGTCGCCGGCATCACCGGCCGGATTCGCGGGCTCCGTCACACCCGACCGGACGGCAAAACGATCAGGCCCGACCTCGTGCTGATCGACGATCCGCAGACCGACGAATCGGCCGCCAGCCCGTCGCAGTGTGCCACCCGCGAGCGGACGCTCTCCGGGGCGATCCTCGGCCTCGCCGGCCCCGGCAAGACGATCGCCGGGCTTTGCACTGTCACCGTCATCCGCACCGACGACCTGGCCGACCGGCTCCTCGACCGGCAGCGGCACCCGTCATGGCAAGGCGAGCGGACGAAGCTCGTCTACGAGTGGCCCGACGCCGAAGATGCTTGGAGCCAGTACGCCGAGCTGCGGCGAGAAGGTCAGCGGGACGGCACCGGCACCGGCGCGGCCGACGAGTTCTACCGGCAGCGGCAAGCGGAGATGGACAAGGGCGGCCGAGTGGCGTGGACCGAACGCAAGGCCGCTGGCGATCTTTCCGCCATACAACACGCGTGGAATCTGCGGATCGACCGCGGCGAGGCAGCGTTCAATGCCGAGTTTCAGAACGCACCGCTGGCCGACGACATCACGACCGACAAGCTTGACAAACGTCAACTCGTGCTGCGAGCCACGAACATCGCCCGCGGGATCGTGCCGGCGGGACACACCAAGCTGACCGCGTTCGTGGACGTGCAGGACCGGCTCTTGTACTGGCTCGTCGCGTCGTGGTCGGAGTCATTCGGCGGGCACGTCGTCGCCTACGGGGCACACCCGGATCAGGGCTCGTCGTACTTCGAGGCGGCGTCGGCCCGGAAGACGCTCGCTCTTGCCACGCCCGGTGCCGGATTCGAGGCGGCGCTACGTGCCGGGCTCGATGAGACGGCGCGGCTCCTGCTCGCCCGCGATTGGCAGCGGGAGGACGGCGTGCCGATGCGGATCTCGCAGCTCATGGTGGATGCCAACTGGGGACAGTCGACGGCGGTGGTTCGCAACTTCGCTCGGTCGTCTCCGTTCGCGGCGTCGATCCTGCCGAGCCGCGGCAAGGGCGTCGGGGCGTCCGGTACGCCGATGGGGCCGCGAAAGAATCGCGGCGACCGGGCCGGGCTGAATTGGCTTGTCGGCAAGACCGCCGAGGGGACGCAGATCGAGGCGACCTACGACACTAACTTCTGGAAGACCTTCGTCTCGGCTCGTCTGCGGCTCGGGCTCGGCGATCCGGAGGCGATCATGCTCCACGCCGGGCATCACGAGATGCTGATCGAGCACCTTGTCGCCGAGTTCCCGGTCCGCGTCGAGGCCCGCGGCCGGAGCGTGGACGAGTGGAAGTCGGTTGCCCGCGAGAATCACTGGTGGGACTGTCTCGTCGGGTGCGCCGTCGCGGCGTCGATCACCGGCCTCGAGCCGGCCGCGTCCGAGGGCGGATTCCGCAAGAGGAAGAAGGTGGCGATACCCGCCGGCCCGGACGGCAAGCGGGTGATCGTCACGAAGCGGGCGAAGTAGTCGCCACACCCCCTCTCGATCCGTTGCCGTCTCCCGCATCGTGGAGGCATGAGCGACGAACTCGCAAACAAGATCGACACCGTGGCCCAGGGGCCGAAGCGCGTCCGCACCGACGCCGGTGAGGTGGAGTCGCAGTCTCTCGCCGACATGATCGAGGCGGACAAGTACCTCGCCGCCCGAAACGCCACGGCCGCGTCGAACACCCACCGCGGTCTCCGGTTCAACAAGCTCATCCCGCCGGGGACCACCTGATGGGCTTTGCCAACCTCATCCGCACCGGCCGGTGGTCGCCCCCGAAGAAGGCGATCCAAGTCGTGCGCCCGGCCGTCCGGGCGCGGTTCGACGCCGCGCAGACGAGCGACGACAGCCGGCACTGGGCGAACGCCGACGCTCTCTCGGCCAATGCCGCCCTCTCGCCCGAAGTCCGGCGGATCATCCGCAACCGCGCCCGGTACGAGCGGGCGAACAACGCCTACGTCCACGGGATCTGCGTCACGAAGTCGAACGACCTCATCGGCACCGGCCCGCGGGTGCAGCTCGACACCGGATCGCCGGAGGCCGACCGAGCCATCGGCCGGGCGTTCTTCGATTGGTCGTGGTCGGTCCGCCTGGCCGACAAGCTCCGCACCGCCACCGAGGCCCGCGTACTCGACGGCGAAGCGTTCGCGCTGTTCTTTACGAATCCCCGGCTCGACCCGCGCGGCGTGCAGCTCGACCTCCGGCTGATCGAGGCCGATCAGGTCGCCTCGCCGGCGTACGACTACCAGCAGACGATCTCGCCGGACGGCTCGCTCGTGGACGGCGTCGAGTTGGATCGACACGGCAACGTGATTGCGTACCACGTCCTCACGTCGCACCCCGGCTCGAACTACCTGATCGGGATCAACGAATACGACACGATCGCCGCCGAGAACGTGCTGCATTGGTTTCGGCCGACGCGACCCGGACAGCATCGCGGGCTCTCCGAGCTGACGCCGTGCCTGCGGCTGACGGCGAACATGCGGCGGTACACGGAGGCCGTGATCCGGGCCGCTGAGATCGCCGCCGATCTCGCCGCGTTCGTTCACTCGAACTCCCCCGCCGCCCAGGTTGACGAGGTGGACCCGTTCGCGGCGATCGAGATCGAGAAGGGCACGCTCACGACGTTGCCCGAAGGGTGGGACATCTCGCAGCTCAAGGCCGAGCAGCCGACGAACACGCACCAAGCGTTTACCCGGACAATCCTCGGCGAGATCGCCCGCGGCGTGAACTTGCCGTACCACAAGGCGGCGTTCGACGCGAGTTCCTACAACTACTCCTCGGCCCGCCTTGACGGGCAGCTCCACGAGCAGAATGTCCGCGTCGAGCGTGACGAACTCGAGCGGGCGTGGCTCGACCGGATTTTTCGGGCGTGGCTCGACGAGGCTCTTCTTGTTCCCGGTCTGATCCCGGCGGCGCTGCCGCCGGCGACCGAGTGGGATTGGCAGTGGGTGTGGGACGGACGCGAAGGCGTCGACCCGAACAAAGAGGCCAACGCCACCGAGACGAATCTTGCCACGCTCACCACGTCGCTTTCCGCCGTGTACGCCCGTCAGGGGAAGCAGTGGGACGTGGAGCTTCGGCAGATCGCCGCCGAGCGGCAGCTCATGGCCGAGCTGGGGCTCTCGATCGGTGACCGGCCTGCCCAGGTCGTCGTGCCGCCGGCCGACGCCGTGGCCGCTGCCGGCGAGCCGGGCGTGATCGCCGAAGAGTCGTACAAGCCGACCGCCGAGATGGCGGAAGAGGCCGAGCGTGGTCTCGCCTGGCGTCGTGAGTTCGGGCGGGGCGGCACCGAGATCGGCGTGGCCCGTGCCCGCGACATTGCCAACGGTCGGCCGCTCTCGCTCGACACCGTCAAGCGGATGGCGAGCTACTTCGCCCGGCACGAGGTGGACAAGCAGGGCGAAGGCTGGAGCCCCGGTGAGGACGGCTACCCGTCTGCCGGCCGCATCGCGTGGGCACTGTGGGGCGGCGATCCCGGCCGCGCCTTCGCCAATTCGATCACCGAGGAGGCCAACGCATGAGCGCACTCACGCTCCGGGCCGATGTGCAATTCCTTCGGGCCGACGACGGCGAGGGTGAGGCACTCACCACGCCACGGACGCCGCGGTTTTCGATGGTCGGCTACACGGGCGGCATCATCCGCCAATCGTGGAGCCGCGAGCCGATCGTGATCGACCTCGCCGGCATGTCGGTTCCGGCAGTGGTGCCGATCGTTTTCGGCCACGACTACTCGCTCGAGTCCGTCCTTGGTCAAGGCTCTGCCTCTCTCGGCACCGAGCTGGTGATCGACGGCGCGATCCTCGCCGACAGCGAGGCCGCCGGCCAGGTCGTGAGGCTCGGCGACAAGGGCTACCAGTGGCAGGCCAGCGTCGGCGCTGACGTTGACGAGCAGACGCTTGTCGCGGCCGGCGACACCACCACCGTCAACGGCCGGACCTTCGAGGGTCCGGTCCGGATCGTAACGCGTTCCACGCTGCGGGAATGCTCGTTTGTCACGCTCGGGGCCGATGCAGCGACGGCCGTCACCATTACCGCCAGTCAGGCGGGGGAGTCTCCTATGAACGACGAGACGAAGGCCGCCGACGGGATGCCGACGGGGCCGGTCGAGAGCCAGGACGGCGGCGCGATGCCGACCGGTCCCAGCGACGTTGCGAGTGCCGCTCCGAAGATCGACGTTCAGTCGATCCGCGAGCAGATCGTGGCCGAGGTGAAGGGCGAGCTGCTCCAGTCGCTTCGCGACAACCGCGGCCCGGCCATTCACGCCACGAAGCCGCAGCTCGACGACGATCAGGTCACGATCGCCGCCATGCAGGTGGTCGGCGGGCTCGGCGAGAAGGTGGAGGCGAAGTACGGCGACTCGCCGATGATCGAGGCCGCGCACAAGCGGTCCCGCACCATCGGCCTGCAGGACGTGCTCGTCACCGCCGCTCGGAAGGGCGGATACGACGGCGTCCACAAGGTCACGGCGTCGAATATCGGCGTGGTGCTGCGGGCGGCGTTTGCCACCCACAACATCAGCAACATCCTTGCCGCGACCTACGGCAAGTATTTGCTCGCCGGCTTCGAGGCCGTCGAGTCGGTGTGGGAGCAGATCAGTCTCGTGCGTCCGCTGAACGACTTCAAGGCCGCGACCGGGGTTCGCCTCGACGGCGGGTTCGTGTTCGACGAGGTGGGCAACGACGGGAAGCTCAAGTCGGCTGACGCCGGCGACGCTGCCCGGACGCTCCAGGCCAAGTCATATGGACGAATCTCGAGCATCACAAGGACCGATGTCATCAACGACGATCTCGGGGCTCTGACGGCGGTTCCCCGCCGGCTCGGTCGCGGTGCCGCGTTGAAGTTCAACCAGGTGTTCTGGGCGGCGTTCGAAGCGTCCAACTCGAGCTACTTCCAAGGTGCGGTGGCCGGTGCCGGCAATGCCCTGGCGATCGGCTCGGTCGAGACGGCGTACGGTGCGTATCGGTCGCTCACCGATCCGGACGGGGCTCCTCTCGGCATCACGCCGAAGATCCTGCTCGTGCCGGTGGGACTGCGGATCACGGCGGACAAGATCCAAACCGGCAACACGCTTCTCGCGTCGTCGCTCGGTTCGACTTCGTCAAAGGTGCTCGAGCCCCAGGCGAACGTGCTCGCCGGGAAGTTCACGATTGTCGATTCGGCCTACCTCACCTCCACCTCGACGTGGTGGCTGGCGGCCGATCCGGCGGATCTCCCGACGATGGAGGTGGGCTTCCTGAACGGTCAGCGTCAGCCGACCGTCGAGCAGGCCGAAGCCGACTTCGACACGCTCGGCATCCAGGTTCGCGGCTACTTCGACTTTGGCGTGTCCAAGGCCGAGTCGCGTGCCTGCTACCGCATGGCGACCGCCTGATCCACGCCCGCGTAATCCGTGCCCGGCGGGCCTGGGATGTCCAGGCCCGCCGGGGTGACGCTCAACCATCCATCACAGTAGAGGTGTGACTCATGGCTACCCTGAAGAGTGATTCCGGCGTGTGGGACTACACGCCCGCCACCGCGAAGGCGGTCGGCGACGTGGTGATTCTCGGCAAGGTCGTCGGCGTCGTCTGCCGGCCGATCGCTGCCAACGCCAAGGGTGCGATCGCCACCCGCGGCGTCTTCACGTTCGACAAGGTGACCGGCGGTTCGCTCAACGCCGGTGCCGTCGCCTATCTCCACAGCAACCTGAAGGTGACCGGCTCGGCTACCACGACCGGCATCGCCGGGCTCGTGGCCGTCGACGCTGCCGCTGGTGACACCACGGTCGACGTGGAGATCAACGCGGGCATGTTGTACGACCTCAACGTCAGCGGCCCCGCCTGATCGTGATTCATACCGCAAGCCGCCGGCGGTCGCCTCTCCTCGGGCACCGCCGGCGGTCTTGTGTGCGGAGGTGACACGTGGCCGACATGCTCTCCGACGGTGCGTCTTGGCTCGCCGATCAGCTCCAGGCGTCGGCGTCGCTCAACTGCGCCTACCGCCGGGGTGCGAATACGGCACAGTTCGCCGCGACCATCGGGAAGTCCATGTTTGAGGCGAGCGGTCAGAACGGCGTGACGGAGCAGTGGGAGAGCCGTGATTACATCGTAAAGACGAGCGAGCTGCCGTACGGCGAGCCGCGCCGCGGTGACCTGATCGTCGAGGATTTGAACGGCGTGTCGATGTTCTACGAGGTGACCGCGCCGAGGGGCGTGCCGCTCTTCCACTACGGGGACGCGTTTCAAAAGCTCGTCCGCATCCACACGAAGCAGACCGACCGCGACATCACCTACATTATCACCGAGCAGGGTGACGAGATCGTTGTCCCGCTGACCGCTCAGGACTGACGCCATGCCACTGCAAAAGCGCGTCGATCAACTGCCGGCAGCGACGGGTGTGACCGGCACGGACTTCATCATCCTCTCGCGGCCGTCCGGCCCGACAGGCACGGTCGGCACGCGATCGGTGCGGCTCTCGCAGCTCATCACGTTCCTCGAGGACAACGGCGGAGCCACGGGTCCGACGGGTGCCCAGGGCGTGCCGGGTGCGGCATCGACGGTCACCGGCCCGGCGGGTGCATCCGTGACCGGCCCGACGGGTGCGGCCGGCAGCCAGGGCGAGCGAGGCGACACCGGGCCGGCTGGCGTGGCCGGGAGCAACGGCGCGGCCGGGGCTGCCGGGGAGCGTGGTGATACCGGGCCGACGGGTGCCGCGGGGGCTCAAGGGCCGCAGGGCGACGCCGGGGCTGCGTCTACTGTCACCGGGCCGACCGGCCCGCAGGGTCAGGCCGGGGCCGCTGGCAGCAATGGCGCGGCGGGTGCCACCGGCCCGACGGGGATCGTTTTTAGCTTCGGCACCGCATACCCGACCGGCGGCAATTCCGGCGACCTGTACCTACGTCACTCGTGAGGGCCGCGATGAATCTCCAAGTCCTCGCCGCGAAGATCCGCGAGCCACAGTACGCCGGGCTCTCCGACCAGCTCTTGGCCGACGCGATCAACGGGCTTCGCGTCTCCGTGCGTCGTCCGGTGCCGACCTGGGCGATCCGGCAGGCCGCAATCGAGGGGGGCTATTGGGTTTCGCTCCTCGATGCTCGTGAGTCTTCGACCGCTGCCGTCCGCTCGCTCGCTCTGTCGGTCCTCGCGTGGATCGACGACCAATCCGGCACGATCCAGACCGTCGATCTCGACCGGCCCGCCGTGATCGCCATGCGGGCCGCGCTCGTCCAGGCGGGGATCGTGACTCAGCAGCAGGCCGACGCGCTGTCGGCGCTGGCGGATGCGTCGATCCCGTGGACGGAGTCGGTGGGGCTGCCGGAGATCGGCATCGGCCTAGTCATCAACGCTCGGAGGCTTGGAAATGGCTGATCTCAAGCTGGCATACGGCACCGCGAGCGACGTGACGATCACGCTGGCAAGCCTTGCCAGCGACACGAACCTGTTGGCAGGCCGCGAGTCAACGGCGGTGGATAACACCTCGCTGCTCGTTCTCGACTACCTCGTCTCCGGCAAGATCACGGCAGGATCAGCACCGACAAACACCGGGTCAAAGACTATCGAGGTGTGGGCGATTGGGTCGGTCGATGGCACAAACTGGCCTTCGGTGTTTGACGGAACTGACTCGGACGAGACGGTAACGAGCGCCGACATCAAGGCCAGCGTTTGCCGGTTCGTCGCGGCGATGGCTTGCGACACGACGGCCGACAGAGAGTATTTTTTCGGGCCGGTGTCGTTAGCGGCTGCGTTCGGTGGCACGCTGCCGCCGAAGTTCGTGTTGTTCGTCGTGCACAATCTGCGGACTTCCGCAACACCCGCAGTCGGCGTGGCGCTTAACAGCACAGCCGGGAATCACAAGATCACGATTCAGCCCGTTTTCCAAACGGTGAACTGATGCGCTCCGAGCATCCATCGCTTCGCCAGGGCCTCGTCGGCGCGTGGTGTCCGTCGCTCGGGGCCAGCGGTCTGTCGTTGATCGACAGGAGCGGGCGAGGAACGAACGGAACGCACACCGGCTCAATGACTGCTGCGCCCGGTGGAGTCGCGCTCGATCTGTCGGGGACGCAGTCGGCAAGGTTCGCAAATGCGGCCCTGCTCTATCCGTCGCTCACCTCGGTGACGTTCTCGATGTGGGTTCGGATGCGTTCGTTCCCTAACGCATACAACGTGCTGCTTGAGACGCAGACGGACGCGACCGTTGGAAATAACTATCAGATGTCTCCGTTCGTGAAATCAAACGGAAAGCTGGCCGTGTATGTGTTCCAGAGTTTTTCAGTGCAATCCAACTACGACGGAACCGGCGCGTTCACGCTTGCGACAAATGCGTGGTATCACCTCTGCGTCACGTTCCGTGGTGGTGTAGCACTCACCGGATACGTAAACGGCGTTCAAGATGCCACGGTGTCGTCGCCAATCTCGACGCTCACAGCATCTACAGGCCCGGTCCTGATTGGCAACAGCGTTTTTGCAACCCGCACGCTCAACGGACAGATTGACGACTTCCGACTCTACTCTCGCGTCCTCACCCTCGCCGAAATCCGCCTCCTCGCCAGCCGTCGCGGGATCGGTCTCCAGCCGCTGCCGGATCGGGCGGTGAGTTTGCCGCGGAAGCTGTTCGTGAACGTGGGCGGCACATGGCGGGACGGAGACGCCTACGTGAACGTCGGCGGCACGTGGAAGCTCGGCACGCCGTTTGTGAACGCCGGCGGCACGTGGAAGTGACGCACCCCCTCCGCTGACCGCACCCCTCCCGGCACGATTGCGAGCCGAGGAGGACGACATGCACGAGCACCTACACGCCTTGGCGATTCACGCCTACTACTGCGGCGAAATCGACGCCGGACGACGAGCAAGCGACCGGCTTCTCAACATGCCGCTCCCGGCCGACCTCGAGCGGCAGGCGCGGGCGAATCGCACGTGGTACACACCGCTCCTGGCCGAGCTGGCCCACCACGAGGCACAGCGGATCGAAGTCGAGCCGGCTCACCCCGGATGGTCGACGTTCAACCCTACCGTCATCGCCGACGGCACCGGCCTCCTGGCGATCGTCCGGTCGAGCAACTACCGGATCGACGACGCCGGCCGGTACGTGATTCCGCCGGAAGACGAAGGGGCGATCCGCACCGAGAACATCCTCTGCCGGATCGACAAGGACGGGCACGCCTACGACCGGCGAGTGATCGTCCCGCCCGCCTACGAGCCGAACGGATTTGCGGTCCACGGGCTCGAGGACTGCCGGCTCCGCCGCACGGCCCGCGGCGTGAGCGTCTCGGCCACGGTACGCGATGCCGCCCCGTGGACGGGGCAATGCCGGATCGGTGTGGCCGACCTCGACATCGGCGAGGCACGGCTGCACGGGCTCAAAGTTCTCGAATGGGAAGGGCTCGGCGTCCATGAAAAAAATTGGATGCCGATCGACGGCCGGGACGGCTGGCTCTACGCCGCGAACCACGGCGGGCAGACGGTCACCGTGACGGCCGACGACGACATGCCGGGCGTGTACGAGGTGGCCGGCCGGGGCGCGGCTCCGCACCTGGCGGCGGGCTTCCGGGGCGGCGGGCAGCTCGTGCCGGTGCGGGACGGCTGGCTCGCCGTCGTGCATGAGGTGGCCTACATGGACGACGGCCGCCGGGCCTACGAACACCGCTTCGTGTGGTTCGACGCGTCGTTCACGCTCCGCCGGTGGTCGCCGCTGTTCTCGTTTCTGCGAACGAAGTCGATCGAGTTCGCGGCCGGGCTCGCGGCGATTGACGGCCGGATCGTGGTGTCGTTCGGGGTGAACGACGCCGAGGCATGGACGGCGACGCTCGCCGAGGAGGACGTGTGCGAACTTCTCGCGCCTGTCTCGTGACGGGCTACATCCAACTCGATCTACCGAACCGCTCCCACGACGAGTACCGGCACCTCGGAGAACGCCTCGTCGGGGCGGCCACCGACGCCGGGCACGAAGTGCGACAGTACGGCGGCAGCGTCGATTCCTGTTGGCATTGGCATCTCTCCGTCGGTGCCGAGCTGCCGATCGGCAACCCGTGCAAGGACACACGGGCGTTTCACGCCGTGCAGCACCAAAAAACGGCGTGGGTGGTCGAGGCGGCGAATGAAACGCACGCCGACATCATGGTTTGGATGGACTTCGGCCTGCTCCACGTGCCGGGTGTCACGGCCGACATGATCCCGGCGTTCCTCGAGCGGGCCGCCGCGTCGGCACCGCGGGACCGGGTCGGCATGGCGTCGATCTGGGGGCCGCCACGGCACATCCCCGA